AAATACTAAAGCCGTCGATAATGTTTCCCCGAACCGTTTTGTTACCTTCAATCTGTCCCGGGCGTCTATGGTTGTAGTGATTGGTAATCGCATCGTTGCATCATATTCAAGTGCCGTATAGTTCGATGTATGCCGTTCGCTACCAGGTCGCATATCCAGTCCACATTTTATAGCGGTTTGGTCTGTGTAAGTAACCACGTCCTCGTTATAAGAATTGGATGTAGCAGAATATGTTTGCCTGACCACCGTATCCATCATGTGATTAGTCTGAGCTGTTTTGAAGCCTGTTAGTTCGTCTGTTGAGAAGTCCATAATTAGAAACTCAGGAACGACACGTCATCGCCACTGTCAAAGTCATTACTCTCTGGAAGATTGCCGATCCAACTCTCTGAATTTAGAGAATTTGATTTGCTTTCCTTCGGTGATTTATACAGCGTAAACGTGGATAAACCACGTCTTGAACGATAATACTTTGCCTGCTCGGTTGCGTGTTTGAACGCCTGAGAACGGGAATAATCCCCACCATCTGCTTTGAAGTCATACTGATTAGCAATCGCGGCGGCTTTTTCATCCCATATTTGAGCGGCTGCCATGTTGAGATTATAGGTTGGGATCCAATTAGTATTTGCGGTTTGAGTAGGCACTCCGCCTGTCTGTACATAGTAATACGGCATCGTTCCTAATTCATCAATGGTTGGATATAACTCTATAATGCTTTCCAGCAAAGCATCGCTGTAAGTTGTCGCGGTAGGTTCTGCAACCATCCGTCGCATTTGTGCAATTTGAGCAGCCGTTACAGTCATGATCGCTCCAATTCAAATAAGGGGGTATTGCTACCCCCATTTGATTATGTTAAGCGGATGTATTCAACAAATAATTTTCCAGCCATACCAACGGTTGAGGCTGAACCCTTCATGTTGATGTATTCTCCAACTTCCCAGATAACGGCTACCTCTTCAAGTCTTGATCCACTTTCAAAGTTAGCACCCTGTCCTGTTTTAATTCGTTTCTTGAAGAAACCCATGACGTACCTCCTCTTATGCGGTCAAGATACCGAATGGATAGCGGCTGGCTTCCGTTGACTGAGCGCGGTTGATTGGATTCGGCAATGCAAAGCCTAAGCGGATAACGGCGCGTAATGCGACCATGTCCTGTTGTGCTAAGTTATAAACGATGTTTCCGGCTCCGTCCTGAATTACTGCCTGGTCTAATACTTTGTAGGTAATATCCTGGCGAATTGAGTAAACCAACTGATCCCATTGTCCGGAAATCATCAAAATTGTTGCGGCTGGAATGGAGTTATCAGTCGGGAAATAGATCGGTGTTCCGTCTAATTCATAGCGGCTGGCATCCTGCATATTGGACTTGAAAATAGGCTGTCCGTTGCTATCGCGGGTATTTCTCAATACACCTTTCATTGCCAACGCTGCCACGTTTCCAGTTACCATAAAACCATCAGCTTCAATCGCCATGTAAAGACCATCAACGCCGGCGGCTGTTTCGCCAAGTATCGCTTCGTAAGAATCAGCATAAGCTGCTAATGATACGAGATTACCAGCGGCATTTGCTCCAGCGCGTAATCCGGCTGCCCCTAAGTTGGTTGTCCAGGAAGCAGGGATGTTGGTGCCACTAATGACAGCACTTGAAATCGCAAAACTAATTGCTTTTTCAATTTCAGGTCGAACTTGTCCCCAAATGTCATAACCTGCATCGTCAAGGACGGCTTCAGGAATCGGAACAATTACGGCTAATTCTTCTGCATCAATGTATTTATTAGCCCAATTAACTTCACTGGTTTGTTTTAGGCTGGTATCACCAGTCACGAAATAAGCGGACGCTAACGCTGACATAACAGGCAAGCGGCGCTGTGAGGTTGGCATGTTGGGCAATCTGCGAGCAAGTCGCATAATTGGGTTCATTTCAACCACGGAGGTAAATATTTCAGCACTCACATCCTCAGGGATAAGAGCGGCTGCATCGGTTCGTGAAATAACGCTATTGAATGGCATTGTATTTTTCTCCTATTGTTTTTTATCGACCCGCTGCTCTACGAATCATGCTGTTTATGTCATTGGCTTGTGGTGGACTTTCTGTACCACTTCCCCCATGAGCGGGTGGGGACGACCTGCCAAATAACTCTGGTACTTCTCGTTTCAGCAATTCCCAATCGGGATTACCTTTTTTATCAAACGCATCAACGGTCACCGCGTATGCGTATGCTGCCTTTGGGTTGCGGCAATCAATCCCTGGTTTGACCGCTTCCTCGACAAATGTAGCCCGTCGTTCTGTTGCTTCTAATTTCAGTAGGGTTTCGGTCAAGGCTTTCTCGTTTTCGCTGCCCTTCTCGGACTTCGCTAACAATTCCTTTACCTGATTTTTCAAGCCGTCCCGTTCTTCACGGGTAGCCTTTACAGTGTTTAGCAGTGCAGCCGTGTGTTGTTCGTATAATTCCTTGATCTTTGGATCCTTCTCAAGGATTGCTTCAAATGAAGCTGGTTGTTGTTCTTTGTTCTCGTCGCCTTGCTGGTTTTGTACTTTGTTTTGATTTTCGTCTGGCATCTCGCCTGATCTCCTTGGGCATCGCGCCTATAATAAAAAACCGCCATTGAGATAATTCTCAAAAGCGGCTTGTTGACTTTTCAACCTATATGCCTTGTGACTTGTCGGTTTATAAATCTATATGCCTATTCAGTTGTAAGGTTCTACAAAATAGATTAGCACATTATTTCTATCTTGTCAAGTAGTTTACTTCCCTTTCGTCTTTACCTCTGGTTTAGGTGCGTGCTTGCCTAATTGCTGCTTACGTTCGATTGCATCTAATATAGCTAATATTGCAGCCCTGATTGCTACCCAAAATTCACGGTCACTCATCATTTCCATCTCCTCATAATCTTGTTGAATATTTGCATCCACCAGGGTGCTTTCTTCCCGTATTGTGTAAAGTGTTCGCATGTGTTCACAGGATGCACGAACACATCCACCGCAAACGCATAGCGGTAATATTCTGATACGAAGTTGCTACACCATTTACCTTCCCTGTAATATTGACAATTCTTGCAGATACGTTTCATCTACTCTCCTAATAGTTCGGACAAATTAGCGACCCTAGGCGAACTTCCCCATACCGTCGAATGTTGCAACTTCGACAAGTCGTCCAGTTTGAACTTCCCATCCTTCCAAAGCTTATATTTTTCCGATCCCATTCTAGCCCGTTGCTCCTCAGGCGATAACTTGTTGAACCACTGCTTACCTGTTTCCCATTGTACATCTTTGACGCCACGTATGCTACTTACAGAGGTACACCGACCAGAAACGTGATCTGTTAACTCCTCTGCTACATCAAAATATTCACCGTCTCTTAAAAGACACGCCATACAAGCCGTGGGCTTCCACACCAATCGTCTAAACCCAGTCACCGCTCCACTTCGTCTGTATTGCTCTGTTGTCGCGGTGCGGTATGAGCGTATTGTCTCAGTCCGTGCAATCAGGATAGCCCGATCAAGTCCCATGCCAAAGCCGTTCGCCATTTCACGCGCTGTCTTTACTGGGCCATAACCCCTTGCAATCCCGTTTATCAGAGCGTTAGTCAATCCGTGTACGGCATCGCCGTAGTCTTTTTTCAGCAAGGTGTACAGTGGAGATCCATTACCAGCGAAGCCAATCATTGAAGCTACCGCGTCGATGTTAATCAGGTTGAAATTATAGCCAATAGTACCCATAGCAGAGCGCATCGCTGTTTGTGCTGCATCAATCCCTATTTTGGCATAAGCAGCCTGTTGGTCTGCAATCATCCCTACGGCATACTCGCGGTTATACTTTTCAATCTCGCGCTGGATTTGTTCCCTGAGTGCTTTGTAGCGTTGGCTCTGCAATACCACGCTTTCGGTGATAATCTTGCCTTCTTCCTTCAATCGTTGCAACTCATAAGCAAGTGCGGTAATATCAGCATCCAGACGGTTCTCGATCATTAACCACCTGGTAGCCATATCGTCTAACATGGCATCTTCTTTTAGCTGAATACCGTGCCTGAACTCGTATAGAATA